ATGACGGGTCGAGTTTTGGGTTTCGGCAGTTTAGCGCTGGCGCTGGCAGCCTTGGCGCTGGGATCGGCTTGCGCGTCAATGCAGGTTCCGAATAATCCGACGACGCAGGCGCTGGGCGAAGTCGGCGCGGTGACCGGTGCCCTAGCGTCAACCATTGCGGTGGCAGCGCCGGTGCCATGGGGACAAATCCTGGCCGGAATCCTTGGCGCGATCAGCGTCATCGCCGGGATCATTGCCCATAGCACCGTTTCCAAAAACAGCGCCCAACAGGTGGCGAACGCCGTGACGACCGGATTGCAGGCGGCGTCCCAGTCGCTGGGATTAACATCGAATTCGGGAGGTGCAGCCCCTTCCAGTAATTCCGTAAGTCCGCCGACCGCGAAATGAGCCTTTCAGCCATTGCATGGCGTGAGGCCGAGATGCCCCATAACGCGCCGGAAGGAAGTCAACGATGTCGTCCGACAACACGATAGCCCGGATCGAGCGATGGGCCTTGATCGTTGGAGTCGGCACGTCGATTGTCATGGTTGGGCGATGGAGCGGAGTCGCGGACAGCAACATGGCTCACGTGCAGAAGGCGCTGGACAACAACACCGAGGAACACAAGACAATCAACGGCAAACTCGATAAGCTCACCGACGAGGTGGGCGATCTGAACGGCGAAGTGAAGGGGCTTTCGACGGCTATCGGAATCCGGCGGAATGCACAAGATTTGGACCGTTTTGTCCCTGAAGATCGGCGAGAGGCGCAGCGGTGATGGCACTTCGATCCATCCTCGAAAATCGGGTTCCCAAATGCGAACATAAGATCATGAGCAGATACGCGCGGAATAACTTCATCGCTCTTTGTTTTGTCGTCGCTACGATCCTGGCGGGGTTGGGCGTCGGCCAGACAACGACGCTTATCACGAATCCGGACGGCTCGACGATTTCCGTCACGTGGTTGCCGGCCTCGGCCACGCAGCCAACTACGGTTCCGGGGACGCCCACACTTCCGCCGACGACACAGCCGGGGCTTAACCCGATCTACGTGGCGGGTGTTGGCGAGTTCCTTGACGGCTTGGGTCTGCCGGGCATGAATGGGCAGAGCTATGCTTCGACGCTTTGGCTATTGAGCTTCCCGAAGGACGCCAATGGGTTCATCATTCCGCCGATCCCGGCGAACGCCGTCTATTGCTCGACGGCATCGACACCCGGACATCTGGCCAGCGACTATAGCGACTTCAATGCCGCCGTCGCGGCGTGCAAGGCGAACGGCTCTTATGCAATCGTACTCCGCGATGGCGGCACTTACCCGCTTGCATTTTGGGATCAGAATCTAGGCGACACGGTCGGAAGCGCGGCGCATCCGGTGATGGTCACGCGCATAGGCCCCAGGGGCTTTACCGACCACACGTATCCGCGTCCGATCTGTCAGGGCGGTTTCGGGCTGGATGACGGTCGCCCTGGGCATCCGGCAAGCAACTATATCATTGTCGATGGGTTGGATTTTCAAGGAGCGAACCCCCCGACCCAAGCTCAGGTCATTGGATTTCTCGACAGTAACAGCGGAACGCCGTCAACGCACGTTTTGTTCGAGGATTGCCGGTTTGAACATTTCATTACTGGCACGAGCATACAGAGCACCGCGACCTACGCGCTGCAGCAGTTGATATTCCGTCGATGTGTTTTTGAGCACTGCTACAACGCCAACACCATTGGAGCAGAGTACGGCGAATACCACTTCCACGTTCAAGATTTCCTGATGGTCGATTGCGTACTGGCCAACTGCGGCTGGGATGCGCAGTTCGCACCAAAGTCCGACCCGGCGGGGAGGGAGCACGATGAATACGTCGCGCTCAACCCGACGACCGAAACAAACGATCCGCAACACCGCGTCATCGACACGATCTTCGCGACTCCCGATGCCGAAGGATGCGAGGGGGATTGCGGCGGATTGTTTGACACTGATCTTTACCTTGCCTGTCCGATTGGCGGATATGGCGCTCAATACCAAACCCTTTGGAATAATTGCGTCGTCGATGCAGATCCGCAGGAATTCGATTCGTTGACGACATGCGGGACTTGCGCCAGCGGCGGCTTTACTATCACGCAGCGCGGCAAGGCCGGCGACGCACTCAGCCTTGGCCCCTGCGGCGTGGCGGGGTCGCTGACCGGCTATGAGCGCGGCTGGGGTTTGATGTTCGACTGCGCGCCGAACGGGTCGATGGAAAACAGTTTCTTCATCGACAAGCTCGATCCAGTGAACAGCGGCCCGGCGATTCAAGTCAATCTGACCGACAACGCCAAAGGATTGCGAAGTTGCTCCAGTAACGTCACGTTCAACAGCGTCAAGATTCACAATTGGATGAATTGGCCGAACGTGAGCGATGGCAACGGTCCATGCCCGGTTTCGGTGCATGGCACAAGTTCGACCTTGACGGCGACGATCAACTGTCTGAACTGCGTATTCCCCGGCGTCAATGGGACGGCGGGGGTGAGCGGAGTCGAACCCAACTACGTTGACCCGACGCGCACGGTTTCGACCTACGCGGCCTCAATCGGGATTACTGGCGGCGCCGCGGCATTCCTGACGGCGGCGGAAAACAATTGGAGCGGGAATTGGAATCCGGGGCTGACCGCCCAGGCGGCGATCAACTGGATTCAGGCGGGGTTTAGGATCAAGGGATAATGGATAATGGATAATGGACAATGGGCAATGCTCAATTGTCCATTGTCCATTGTCCATGATCCATTCAACACATGCTTGGCGAATACATTGGACAATTTCTTCCGATCTCGGGCGGGACGTTGGCCGGCAATCTCGGTCTGGCCGGAAATTCGCTTGGGTTGGATTCCTCGTCAAGAATTGCGGCGGACGGATCGGGCAACGTCACCGTTTCAGCGAACAGCTTTGTTTTTGTTCTTTCGAATTTCACGGCGGCGCAGCTCATCTGCGTCGATGGCATAAATGGCAGCGATGCGACGGGCAATGGAACATGCTTTAGTCCCTACGCGACGATCGGCAAAGCCGCGTCCGTCGCCACGTCGGGCCGGTGCATTTTTGTTTTGCCGGGAACGTATAATCTGACCTCCCAGATCGTGCTTCCCGCCGGCGTGTCGCTCAGCGGTTGTGGAATCGGCGTTACGATTCTTCAAAATGCCGGCTTTGGGCTGACTGGCTCGGGCCAAACTTCGCCCTTCATTATTCCGGGAATCGGATCGACAATACAGGACGTTCAAATCCTGGGCGTCGTTACCAGCAGCCCAACTACCGGCGTTTACCCATTGGGGTTCAATGGCTTGGCCGGTCCAACAAGGGGTTCAAATCAGACCTCGACCAGCTTCACGCTCAGGCGCGTCGATATTACGGGCTACATTGATGCAATCTTCTGCAGCGGGGTGCAGCCGGCGGTTTTCTTCGAGGACGTTTGGCTACGGTCCAATTATGACGTATGCGCTTTTCAGACCGGAGTCACGGGCACTTTTAACCGCGTGCATTTTCTACCGGCGTATGCCAGCGGCGTGTCCAACATCCTGACCGGCCTGAAAACGGGCGCCAACGTCGCGAGCAATGTGACGTGCGATGATTGCGAATTCAACATCACCGACACCATCTCCACTTCGATCTCGGCGCAGCAGTATTATTTCCTTTGCGACAACAGCGCGGGCGGCGGGTGGCTATTTGCCGAATGTAAAAACTGCCGATTCATTCAAAACACGCCTGGAGTTGCCCAGGCGTTCATCGGGGGCGGCGGCGGCAGCTATCACGGGAGCGGATGGCCAACGACTTCCAGCGGCGGCAATAGCTTCAAGGCGATACTGTCCGGCGGAACGTCGGTGGCCGCCATTCCTGAAACGCCGGTCGTTGCGACGGTTTCCTCCAATGCGATCACTCCGGCATTGGCCGCATACAACCAGGTGGCGACGGATGCGGGGTCGCTCTCGTCCAACACGCTGACGATCAACGCGATTGCCTGGAACACGCTCACGGCCAAGCCCGCCGATGGGATGAAATCGCGTCTTCGCATCAAAAACACCAACAGCGGGTCCACGGCCATGACGCTCAGCTTCAACGGCGCCTACAACAACGCCGGGTTCACAATCGGCACGATCGCCGCCGGCAGGCGGGCGTTCTTCGATTTCGTCTATGACGCGGACAATGGGGAGTGGGACTTGTCGGGGTACGTGAACGGGCTGTGAGGGGAGAAGGGTTCAAGAGTTCAAGGGTTCAAGGGGTACTTGGATTAAACCATGGCGGGAGAGCTTAAAACACAATTCGTTTCCGGTTCGACGGTTTACGCCGTCGTTCTCAATGCCGCGGGGCAAGCGTGGAGGACGGACAGCAGCGTCTTTGAGATGCCGACAGCGGCGGACTGGGCGAATTATGCCGTGACGATGGCGGAACAATCCGCGACGGGCGTTTACGAGGGTAATTTTCCAAACGCGATTGTGATCGCGGGAGTATACTCGGTGCTGTTCCGCCAGCGTTCGGGCGCATCGCCTGCGGCAACGGATCAAAATAACGGCATGCTCGGCGGATTGATTTGCTGGACGGGATCGGCCGAAGCATTCCCGCTGGCATCGAGCGCGGCCGGCGCGGCCGACGTGGGGATGAATGGGGCCAATCTGGAGGCCGACGTGCTTCAGATCGGCGGGGAGGCGGTCTCGCTCGACGGGAATAAGTTTCTCAGGGTCGACGTGGCGGATTGGGGCGGCGCAACTGTCTCGCTCAACGGCGGATTACCTAACGTGAGTACCTCCAACGCCGGCGCCGGCGTCGGGCCGATCGCGATCAACCAAGACACCGGCGGCGCCGACAACCTGAGATACGTGGATGCGGCCGGCAACGGCGTCGAGGGAGCCAACGTGCTGATTTACCTTTCGACGGATTGGCCGTCGCAGCCCAGTCGCGTTCAGGCCACGGCGATTACCGGGCCGGACGGCCGCTGGCTGTCGCCGGCGTTCGTTCAGAGCGGCACCTACGTCGCCGTATTCACGAAACCCGGGGCCGACGGGCCGGATGTCTCGCCGGCGTTTTCGGTTTGAAGAGGTATAACCGCCAAGACGGGACCTGGCATTTCGTCGCCGGGACCCCCGAGAGCGCCAAGAAGAGAAGGCTGGAGATTAACAATTCAACTTCTTCTTGGCGCCCTTGGGGGGCCCGGCGATGAAATGCCGGGGCCCGTCATGGCGGTTTAACATTCGGGAATTGAATTATGCCAGTCACCGCAACGCCAATCAGCGCCGGGTCGGCCGCTGGACGATATGCCGCGCAAAGCGACGTCGAATCGCAGTTCGGCATCGACAACGTCCGCGTATGGTCTCAACTGGACAATACGCAGACCTCGCCGGACGTTTCGCGCATCCAGCAGGCCCTGGATTACGCGGATGGAAAGATCATTAGCGCGTTCGCCAATTATGGCAACTACGTCACGCCGCTGTCGCCGATGGGGACGGATATTTCGCTGGTGAAACGATGGGCCGCGGTGATCGCCGGGGCGTGGCTGTATCAGTCGCGTGGACTGCGCGATGCCGATGGGCAGGGAGATCACGTCGCGCATCTGCAAGCCCAAGTCGAGGCGGAGATGCAGCGATATCGGGGAAACGAAAAGCTGAATGCCGCCAGACGCTGGCCGGCGGCGACGGCGCCGGCGGGGTATTGAGGCGGGAGAGTTTCCAAACGTGACGATCGAAACGGTGGCCATCGACAGCCTCAGCGCGGACCCGGCTAATCCGCGCAAGCACGGGCAGCGGAATCTGGATGCGATCGCGGCGAGCTTGCGGCGGTTTGGGCAGCAGAAGCCGATCGTGGTGGATTCGCATGGCGTGGTTCGGGCGGGGAATGGGCAATTGGCGGCGGCGAAATTACTCGGATGGACGGAGATTCGCGTGGTTCGCTCGGATTTGCCGCCGACGGAGTTGACGGCGTTTGCGATTGCGGACAATCGGACGGCGGAGCTGGCCGAATGGGATGCGGAGGTGCTGGCGGGACTTTTGTCCGATTCGGACCTGGGTGACGTGGGATTTACCGATGAGGAATTGAAACAGTTCGCGGGCAATGTGGGTGCGGGCGAAGGTTCGCTCGGCGAGACCGAAATTCACGGCGAGGGCAAGCCCTTCGCTGAATCGTTTGAGGTCGTGGTGGAATGCCGCGATGAGGAGCAGCAGAAACAACTGTACGACCGGCTGAGGTCCGAGGGGTTTTCATGCAGACTGTTCACGCTGTAGTTGAGTGTTCGTTGACGGACAGCTTTCGCGTGAGGCAGGTTGCAGGAATGTTCGATTTGCCGGTGGGTGCGGGGGCGAGATCGGAGTTTTCGGTTCGGATTCCATCGGTGGATGAACCGTGGAGCATTGGCGCGATCGTCGGGCCGAGCGGGTCGGGCAAGACGACGATTGCGAAACAGGCTTTTGGCGGGCGATTGGTAGATCGATGGGATTGGCCGGAGGATCGGTGCATCCTCGATGGTTTCCCGGAGCAGATGGGGATTCGGGAGATTACGCAGTTATTGGGCAGCGTGGGATTCAGTTCGCCGCCGGCCTGGATGCGGCCGTTTCACTTGCTGAGCAATGGCGAACAATTCCGGGTGAACCTGGCTCGGACGTTGGCGGAGATGCCCGATCTGGCGGTGGTGGATGAATTCACAAGCGTGGTGGATCGGACGGTGGCCAGGATCGGTTCGGGCGCGATTAGCCGGGCGGTGCGACGATCGAATCGCAGGTTGGTTGCGGTGACGTGTCATTACGACGTTCTGCCATGGCTCGAGCCGGACTGGGTGTTGGACATGGCAGCGGAGCAGAACAGGGGACAGGTGACAGGTGAACAGGTGACGGGAAAGAGGAATTTCCCTGTCATTTGTTCGGCTGTCACCTGCCAGTTTCGGCGGCCGAGGATTGAATTGGAAATCGTGCGGTGCCGTGGCTCGGCGTGGGGATTGTTCAGCCGTCATCACTATCTGAGCGGGAAGTTGCATCCGTCGGCACAATGCTTTGCGGGATTGGTCGATGGGCGGGCGGCGGCGTTTGTGGCGGTGCTGCCATTTCCGCATCCGACGAGAAGCGGCTGGCGCGAGCACCGGTGCGTTTGCCTGCCGGATTTTCAGGGTGTGGGCATTGGGAACGCCATCAGCGAATTCGTCGCGTCGCTGTTCGCGGCGACGGGCAAGCCGTACACGAGTGTGACCAGCCATCCGGCGATGATTCATCATCGGGCGAGATCGGCGAATTGGCGGATGGGGCGGAGGCCGTCGCGGATTCGGCGGGGACATCGGAAAAACGGCGTGATGGCCGCGTGGGATCGGACTCTGAGCAGCCGGCGGATGACGGCGAGTTTTGAATTTGTGGGGAAGGCACGATTGGAGGAAGCGGAGCGGTTTGGGATTGGGGTGCGTTGAGCGAAGGGGGAAATGCCGGAAATGCAATGCGGGGGAGGCGAGACAACCCATAAGGCCCCAAGCGTTTTCTCGCCTCCCCCGCACCCCCCTCCACTCTTTCGGCTTCCCCTAACCGTCCAAGAGGGCGGAGGAGAAGGAAATCTGCGGATCGGCGCATGATCATGTCGAATTTCGGCTTGGCGAGCGAGGAACCCTCACCCCTGCCCTCTCCCTGAGTACGGCTCGACTGGGCTCGCCGCAGGCGGGGCGGGGGGAAAGAGGCGGAGGCGCGTGGCGGGGACTTTGAATATGTCGGCGAGGTGAACGGTGAAATCGCAAGGCGATTCGGAATCAGGACTGGAACCGGACGATCCATCGGAAGCGCTACTCAGGGAGATTCATAAGCTGGCCTATAACGGGGCGACGAATCGAGATATCTGCGAAGTGTTGAAAATCGACGAGTCGGAGTTGGAACAAAGGTTTGCGGAATTGCTGGTTGGGGCGCGGGCGGGGCGGCGGGTTTTGCTGCGGGGGAAGCAAACGGAGGTCGCGGTGAAGGAAGGAAGTGCCGCGATGCTTTCTTTGTTGGGGAAGGATGAGCTTGGACAAGGGCGAGCTAGTTCCGCCGGCAAAGCTCCTCGGCCTGAACCGGAATTGGAGCCAAAGGTGGGTTGAGCTTCGTCCGCACGTGGAACAGTTGCGGCTGTGGCACGATCAGACGCGGTTCAAGCTGGTTACATCGGGCCGGCGGAGCGGGAAGACGGAACTGGCCAAGCGACGGTTGGTGGAACATTTATTTCGGCGGACGTGGCATGGGCAGCCGGGCCGATATTTCGCGGCCGCGCCCACGGTGGACCAGGCGAAGCGGGTTTTCTGGGATGATTTGAAATTACTGATCTGGCCGGAGTGGATCGGTTCCATCAGCGAAACTCAATTGCGAATGGAGACGACCAAGGGGGCGCAGCTTTGGGTGCAGGGGATGGAGAAGCCGCAGCGCATCGAGGGAAGCCCGTGGGATGGGTGCGTAATCGACGAGATAGCGAATTGCCGGCCGAAGATATGGGAGGCGCACATCCGGCCGATGCTGGCGGATCGGCGTGGCTGGGCCTGGCTTATCGGCGTTCCGGACATGGATTCACCGGGCCAGACGGAGTACGAAAAGCTGGTCCTGCTCGCGCAGGGCGGCGCGGATCCTGAATGGGCCTATTTCAGTTGGCCCTCGGCCGAGATTCTGCCGGCGGATGAGGTCGAGTCCGCGCGCCGCCTGCTCGATCCGCTGATCTTCCAGCAGGAGTATCTGGGCAAATTCGTGATCGCCCGCGGCCGGGCATTCGCGGATTTCGATCCAGCTATTCATGTGAAGCCGACGCCGTACGATCCGTCCCTGCACATCTGTTGGTCGTTGGATTTCAACATCGATCCGATGTGCAGCGGGATCATCCAGCACGACCGCGGAGTTGTGAGGATTATCGACGAGCTCTCGCTGCCGGATACGGATACGGAATCGGCGTGCGACGCTTTCCTGGAAGCGGCCGAACGTCGGGGCTGGGATTTGCGGAACGTCGCGATATACGGTGACGCCAGCGGTTGGGCTCGCGACAGCACCAGCGGGACGTCCGATTGGGCCATCGTGCTGCAACGCCTGCACAACCTTTCGCCTCGGTTGAAGGTGCCGCGCGGTAATCCCGCGATCAAGGACACGATCAACGCGGTGCGGGCGATTCTCCGCTCGACAGCGGAGGCAAAGCCTACCGCAGCGGAGGCAAAGCCTACCGCCGACGCGGCGGCCCGGTTGTCGATCGATCCGCGGTGTCGTCGCCTCGTGGATGATCTGCGAAATGCCGTGTGGCCGGGGAATCTGGATGCGCAGCATGCCCTGGCATGGTTCAGATATTTCATCGAACGGGAGTATTACATTCCCCTTCCGGAGCGGGCGTCCTTTGGAAAGGTCGGGTTTTCAGAATGACACCGACATTTACGAGCATGACACAACTGCCCAGCATCTCGCTCGATCCGCGATCGGATCTCGTGGGTTTGGGTAATTCGCAGTCCGTGATCCGCGCGGCGGCGCCGGGCGTGGGGGAGGCGACGGGAGCGCAATCGGTACAGCCGGCGGGCGGGATTCCGGGGTCCAGTGCGGCGGGATTGGCGGGATTCTTCACGGCGGCGCCGGGGACGTATCAGACGTACCGGCAAATCTCGGCGCATCCGACCAATGCGCTGGTGCGCGGAATCGTCGCGGCGCCGATCGTGGCCAATAGCTGGCGATGGAAGAAATGCCGGCCGGACGTGCCCGAGGAATGGGTTGATTTCGCACAAGAGGTATTTGGGCCGCTACGGCAAGCGCTGGTGCGAGATGCGCTGCGGGCGCTGGAATTCGGGTGGGCGGGATTTGAGAAGATCTGGGAGATTCAGAATGGCCGGAGAATCCTGGCCCGGCTTAAGCCGTTGCTCTGGGACTGCACGGATATTCTGCTGGACGAACATGGCAATCCGGCGGGGCTGCTGAATCGGCCGCCGGGGAGTGCTCCGGTAGTTCTCACGACGGGCAAGTACTTTCTTTACAGCTATGACGGGGAGGCGGCCAACCCATACGGGCGGTCGCGTCACGAGAACGTCCGCCAGGCGTGGTCGGAAAGCGAGCAGATTCGCCAGCGGCTGGCCCAATATATGAAGAAAGTTTCGGGGATCGTCGTGCAATTGCATTACCCAGAGGGCACCAGCCGGGATACGGCCGGCGCCGAGCGGCCCAATCAATGGCTCGGGCAGCAGGTGCTGGATTCGGTGTCGGCGGGACGGAGCGTGATGTTCCCCAACGGGTTCGCCTCGACGAGCGATCCGCGAATGGCGTACGAGCTGGCCGGCAAAAGTCCGTGGCAGCTTTCGACGCTGGAGGCCCAGGGGGCGGATCATGCGCCGGGGATGAAACTTGTGTTGGAGTATTACGACGCCCTGATTTTCCGCGGCTGGCTTCGGCCGGAGCGGACTGGGCTGGAATCCCGCTACGGAAGCAAGGCGGATGCGCAAACGCACACGGACACGGCGACGCTCGACAGCGAATTGATCGACCGCGACATCGCCGATGCGGTGACGCGGGATGTGGTGGACGAATTGCTGGTTCTGAATTTCGGGCGGCGGGCACGCGGGGCGGTGGCCATCGAGCCGGCGCCGATCGAGACGGATTCGCTGGGGGTTCTGCGTGGCGTGCTCGATGCTCTCATCGCCAAGGATGGGGCTGAGGCGGCGGGGAAGATCGACGTGGGGGGATTGCTGGATCAGCTTTCGGTGCCGAGGGTGGGGTAATAACGAGCCATTTCGAGGGTGTTGTTTGACGCAAAGGTGAACACGGCGGTTATGAAGAGGACGATCGGGAGGCCGTCGCCAAGCCGAAGTGACCCAGTGGCGCAAAGCGACGAAAGCATGGCCCGAGAAATTGACATTTGTCCGCAGACAGCCCAAAATCGCGCGCAGTCAAGGCGAAAAGATGGCGGAAGCACCGAAACCCAGTGACGATGTCAAGGATTCATCGTCTTTGCACGGAGTTGGCTACTCGGAAATATTAGCGGAACACGATGTACCGAAACTACAAAGAAACACCCGTGCGAAGCTTTTGGAGCAGCTTGAAAAGAAGGAACTGAACGACGGGCATCACCCCAATGGGGTGATCGCGCATATCGCATCGGCACCGTTGGTCGGCGCCGACGTTCCGGTTTTGGGGAATGTTCTTCGCGAAATCGGCGATGTCCACACGCTCAGCCTGATACTTCATAGCCCTGGGGGAGATGGAACGTCGGTCGAGAAGTTTGTTTCGCTTTGCCGAGCGCAATGCAAACGTCTTCGGGTCATTATTCCCAACGAAGCAAAAAGCGCCGCAACGATGATCGCTCTCGGGGCTGACCAAATCGTCATGGGGCCGTGCTCTGAACTCGGACCAATTGATGCTCAGGTTCCTGTCGTTGCAAATGGAATCTCTCGGTACGTCTCAGCGCAATCGTTTATCGATGCCCGTGACAAGCTCTTAACACAACATGCCGATGCCGTGGCAAAAAGCGAAAATACGCAAGCTATTCTGCAAATGCTGGCATCGCTGGATATTCCGTTTATCGAGGAATGTCAGAGAATGATGGATTTTGGCCGGGACGTCGTGCGCAAGTTGTTGTCAGAACATATGTTCAAAAAAGTTCCTGACAAGGACCAAAAAATAGCTAAAATAGTGGAGACGCTGTCCTCGGTTGCACGATTCAAGGTACATGGACGATTGATCGACGGAAGCACCGCGAGGACAGAACTCGGATTAAAAGTGAAACTTGTTGGTAGAGACGATATGTTATGGGAGAAGGCGTGGGAGTACTATACGCGAGCTGAGATTGCCTTGGGGGGCTTTCAAGGCGCCAAAATGTTCGAGACGCGACATGAAATGCTTGCCGCAAAAGTCGGAATGTGAGGCGGGTATGGAATCGACCCTAAACGAAGACAAAGACGCGGTGACCACTCCGACGGGTGAAAGCAATTCCTTGCTGGCAAAAAAACTGCGGGATGAGCTGCCGGAGGATGTGAGGGCCGCGCTGGATTCGATGGAGCGGGTGCAGCGAATTCGCAAAACCACGCCGACGAGAGAAATCCGCACATATCGATATTTTGAGGTCGGATAGATCTCTGCGGCGCACCGTTTCGTAATCTGTTCCGTTGGGCCTGCCTCGATTGGTCCTGCCTGACGATGTTTTTGGGGCAGTGTCGAAAACACTATCGAGGGCGGCCCAGAAGAGAAGACGATTACGTGTGGGGCATTCGGATCTGCTAGGTCGTGGCGCACGCTGGCTCGTTTCGGACGTAAAGAGGGACGGTTGAAACACCATCCTTCGGCCAGATGTTCCCCACGACCTTTATTTATTCTTGTAGATCGTTTTCACGCTTAATGGAATCCTTTGAATAACGCATCCACCTACCCGCTGAAACGGGCAGGCCGCGTGAAATTTCAATCTCCGCGTTGGCGCGAATTTACCGTTCAGAACAGGGCATCAACAAAGACAATTATGACTCATCCAACCACACCATTCAAACTTCATGCGCCTGATCTGTCTCCCGATTCATCGGTGACGGCGGCGGGCGATCTTCCGGCGGAAGTGGCGGGGCAGGCGGCCAGCTATTTCTGGAAGGACATGATCCATGCGGGGAATTATGTTCATCCGACCAAGGGATTCTCGCTGGCGGTGGATCGTCAGCGCTTGCAGCGCTGGGCGGAGACGGGTCAGCAAATGCTGGCGGCGGGGGTGGCGATTCCGATCAACTGCGATCACTCGGACTCGGCCCGCGATGTTGTGGGGTATGTCAAGCAGTTCAAGCTGGATGGCGATCGGCTTCTGGGATTGTGCCAGTTCATCGGAGACGACGCGGCTTTGACGGCGGCGCGGAACTCGGTCTCCGTGGGGGTCGATCCGGATTTTACGGATGGACAGGGGCGGAAGTGGGGAGAGGCGGTGGTTCATCTGGCGCTGACGCCGGTGCCGGTGGTTCCGGACCAGGATCAATTTGTGCGAGTGGAAGGGTCTGAGCCACAGGAGGAGCAAGGGCAGACGGTGCTGCCGTGCAGCCCGGAGCAGTTTGCAATGCTGCGCGATTTGATCGGCCAGGACGTTGCGGTGGAGCAGTGCGTATCGCGGATCATCCAACGGTTACAGGCGGAGGATGAAGGCGAGTCGCCGGATTTGAAGGCGGAGCTGGCGGCGGCGCGGGAGCAGATTTTGCAACTCTCGGCGAAATTGCCGGCGGCGATGCCGGGGGACGTTGAAGCGGCGATGACCGAATCTACGACGGCGAAATTCGACGCGGCGGTGGCGCGGGGATCGCTTTCGCCGGCGGCGAGGGACCGGCTGGTGGCGACACTGGTCCGCGGGGGAGACGGAAAGGCCAACGTGATCGCTCTATCCCGTTCGGCGAATCCCGGGGGCGACCGGTGCCTGGCGATGGCGGTCGCGGAGATTCTTCTCGATAACGAGGCGATTCCGCTTAGGGAAACCACCGGCCTCCAGGCGATGCCGCGGCAGGTTCCGGGCGAGGAATCTTCTTCTATCGAGCAGCTCCGGCAATACATGACGAAGATCGCAAGCGTGTCGGGGTAGGGGAAGAATTGCCTATTTCCTATTTCCTATTGCCTATTGGAATGCGGGGATTCCGACGCCTCTTTCTTTCAATGGGCAATAGGCAATAGGCAATGGGCAATTTCGACGTTTTCGGCAAATCAATTTTTTTGAAAGGGATCACAATGTTTTCGAATCCACAAGGTAAACCGGGCGTGGTGGGTAACTACAATTCTCAGCCGCGCGAGGTGTTTTATTCCGGACGGCAATTCGCGCAGTTCTGGGCGCCGCCGGTCACGGTTGACGGGACGAATTCAAGCAATCCGCTGAATTCGCCGTACACGTGGCTGTTGTGGGCGGGCACGCCGATGGGTCGCGTTACCGCCACCGGCAAATATGCCAACAGCATATTAGGCTTGACGGCCGCGGGCGCGGCGAGCGGGGCGACGTCGATCACGACGGACGTGAACACGGCGGTGGAAATCGTGCGGCGGATCGGGGCCTCGGGGACTTTCAAACTGACGGGGCCGCCCGCCGCGGCCGGGACCGTCGCCACCCAGGTGGTCACCTATTCCGCGGTCAACACGACCACGGGCGCGATCACCTGCACGGCGCTTTCCGCGGCGGCGGTGACCGCTTCGCTGATCCAGCCGACCGACGGCAGCGAGACCGTCCTTACGCTTTTGTGCGAGGTCGATGGACTTCAAATCGTCGATCAGACGCACACCAATCGCGTCGACGTGTTCTGCGGCACGCTGCTGGCCGGCGGCGGAACGATCAATACCGGGATGATCGTGAATTATCCGTCGGATGCCTCGCTCAAGGCGTATCTGAAGGCGGCGCTGCGAGCGACCTGTCCGGGAGTGACGTTCCTGGACGACATCACCGGGTAAACCGGAAATTCGAAATTCGAAACTCGAATGACGAATCAAATTCGAATGACCGAAATTCGAATGGATCGTCGTTTCGAGTTTTTGAATTTTGAATTTGATTCGTCATTCGAATTTCGAATTTCGAATTTGGACCCATCAACCAACCACAATTTTAAGGACTACACACATGGCATACGTATCCATCAACGACATCCTGGGCGCTCCCAATCTTTGCGGGATCATCCAGAGCACGGTCAGCGGCATTCCCAATCCGTTTCCGCAGGCGTTCTTCCAGGTCGATCAGACCGTGGACGGCGACACGGGCGAGTACAAGGTGTTCAGCGGGTCGCGGACCAACGCGACGATTTCGCCCTACGGAGCGCCGTCGAAAAACCGGCAGCTTCGCGAGATCGGCGTCAAGGCGGTGAAGCTGCTGCACAGCATCGAGAATATCGTGCTGCCCGTGAAGGATTACATCAACCTTCTGAATTACAACGATCTGGCCAAGCAAAAGATGGGCATCGACGAAGTGAGCCGGCAAATTCGCGAGGCCCGGTTCACGCAGGACAACCTGCGCATCAGCGCGCTGACGTCGATGCTGTTCAAGACGCAGATTTACTACGACGGCCTGGGCAATTTGCTTCCCAGTTCCACCGGCGCGCAGACGACGGTGGATTACACCGTGCCGGCGGGAAACCAGAATCAGCTCGACGTGTTCGGAACCGGCAGCCCGATCCTCAGCGCGGGATGGGAGACGACCACGACCGCGATCGACAAGCAGATTCAGTCGCTGCATCGGGCGGCGGTGGAATTGACCGGATACGAGCTGAAGCACGCGTTCTACGGCAAAAACGTTCCGGGATATCTGACCAGCAACGCCAACCTGGGAAATTATTTCTTCCGCGACAGCTACGGCCCGAACGCCTTCGGTCCGCAGTACATCGCGACGGCGGACATTCCGAATCCCCTGTTGGGATTGACCTGGCACAAGGCGTATCAGAGTTTCTTCTACGATCAGAACGGCAACCGCCAGACGCTGGTAGGAGACGACCAGATCGTCTTCACTCCGGAGCCGAGCACGGCGTGGATCGGATTCTTGGAAGGGACGTATCCAGTTCCGTCGAAGGCGGGGATCATCACACCGGCCGAGCCGGCCGTTGTTTCCAGCATGGAGACGCACGCGGGGATGTTCGCCTACGGGATGGCCAGCGCCGATCCGCCGACGGCGAAGATCGTGTACGGCGACACGTTCCTGCCGGTGCTGAAGGTTCCCAGCGCGATTTTTGTGGCCACCGTGAATTTCTAGGCTCTTCCGCGAGTAACGATGCTTGTGAAATGCGTTTAACGCGAAGGCGCGAAGGGCGCGAAGTTACGCGAAGGGAATTCAATTTAGTTTTCTGCTTCGCGAACCTTCGCGTGCTTCGCGCCTTCGCGGTTTATCTTCACGGTGGGGTACGACCAGTCATTACAGCAGAATTGTTGCAGATATGATCGATCCTTTCACACAAGTTTCGAGGGCGATTCTTGGCGCGCTGCGGGCGGATGCCGGGTGGGCGGCGCTGGTGAAGGCGGGGAACGTCGTCGATATGACGGCCGATTCGTTCGAGCAGTTCAGATCGCAGGTTCAGCCGGCCGACGTTCCCGAGGCGATCCTGCTTCAGGGCCAGTTCAAGCTGAAACCGTTCGGGTCCAGCAGCCGAATCGCGGAGATGGAGCAGAGTTTTCAGCTCATCGTCACGCACGGCTCGCTTCGGGTCAGGCCGGTCAATCAGTTGAAGTACCAGACGCTGATCGCGCTGGCGAAATCGGGTCCGACGCTGGGATTCGATGGCCTGATCCGCGGCTGGGAAATCACCCAGGGCGAGGACGATTGCCTGGGCCAGAAGCAATGGCGGAGGGGGACGCAACGATGGGTGAGCGCGCTGGCGATTTGTGTGAGTATGTATGCGACGCGCGAGCGGCTGATTTCGTCTTGTTAATCGCGTAGGGTGGGCGTAATCGCCCACCGTTCGGCTACGCGGGCAAACGGTGGGCGATTACGCCCACCCTACCATTTTCTGGGGATCATGTGATGTCCACAACACTTTCCAATCCCAATGTCTCGGTGCAGTTGAAATGCCAGTTGACCGGC